AGAAGAAGCCAGTAATTGCACTGCTTCCCCTGCAATGTATTTGTTAACGTGCATCGTGATAGCTTGGGCATCCATCGTGTTTGTGGTCGAGTCCACGTAATACTCACGGATACCTGTATGACCTCCACGCTTCTCCGCAAAGAAGACGAAACGCCCCGAACTGGTAGGGGCTGATTTCATAGAAGTCTCAAATGTAGTGACAGTCTTAATTGCCGCCGACTTGGTGGTGAGGATAGAATCAGACCTGAGTGCAAGTTGCTGGAGTTTAGAGAACATAAGAAGGTTCTCATGGTGCGGGATAGCGTACTCTAAGTTACTGATTTCAGTACCCGCCGATGATACTGCAATGGCCTGTGTGTCGAGATCCGTTAGAACTGTAGTCAGCCAGAAGTTTGTAGATTTGTTAGTCTCACTTAAATAAAGAGTCTCCTCGCTAAGAAAGCCGAGTCGTCCTTGATGATAGAATATGTCTGAAATCTTACTCCCAACGAAGTCTGGGTAAGGATTAGACTCATCATCTCCAACACTTCGGGCATCCCAGTTAGTTAATTTCAGGCTATAAGTCCCATCAGAGTTACGGACTAACCTTCGTGGCAACGTGCTGGCATCAAACTGGTGTGTGGTGTTATCAATTGCACACTCTTTATAAGTAATCTCACTCGTTGTTGAGTTATAGACTGCCCGTACATAGTAATCATCCTGGTCTTTAGAGAAATCACCGGCAACTTTGACCTCAAAACCTGCCATCTGGGCTGGGCCTTTAGTCGGAAGTTTCTTAAAATCGGCAGTTTTTGTCTTAAACACTCTCATGTGTCCAAAATCCCGACTGTCTTTTGCTTCTATTGTGAAATCATAAGTCCGATTTGCGGTCTTGAAATAGATAACGGATTCACTTTCACGGAAATATGCTGATATTGCAGGCTCACTAAGGTTCCCGCCCCCCCCACTTTTGGAAATGGAAGCGATTGAACTGTCAGCAACTGTTGTTGAATAGGTCGGTGCAGAATTATTATTAAGAGCTTTTAATAACTCCTCGCCTATTTTTTTGGTCGTTGTATTCTGCTCCGTTAAGGATGATCCACTGTCAGGAGTTTCCCAAGAGAAAGTGTTAATCGTATCATCATCTTCCGTGATCGTGATTGTGTATGTTGTTCCAAAATCGCCAATTCTGATCCAGACTACTGCTTCATAATAACCTCTGTTAGTCGTAACCGTGTCTGACTTAGCAACGGCAGTCGTCTTGTTGCAAATAAAAGTTTCATCAGCAATTGAAACAGCACGAAGATTAGTCTGAGGATCTGTAATCTTAACGTAATTGCATACCGTGTTGTAATTCGTTGCGGGGGTATCGTCTGACTCATAAACCTTTGCAAACGTGGGCGAACCAGAAGCGGCGACAGCCGGTGTCCCTGCCATTGTGTATTTTATTGTAGAGCCGGTGGTTCCTGCAATCGTTGTGAACTCACCATTATAATAGTTGGTTCCACTTGCCACTTCCGCAGTATTGATCTGCACTTTGTCGCCAACACTTAACCCATGTGCTGATGCAGTGGTTGCCGTTGCAGTTGTGGTGCTGAAAGTAATTGTACTAATTGCATGATCGTCAGGTTCTGTGACGTTGACAGTTACAGACGCTCCAGTAGAAGCATTAAATAATGTAGGGGGTTGGTTTGGAGTGATAAGTAGAAAATAAGCTTCTGTATCGGAGCGTATTATTGTTGTACCAAACGAGTTGGCAGTAGCAATATCACCTATTTTAGCTAGATGCTCACTACCCGGTCGTTTTGATAAGCCTGTCGATGGGTCTGATAATCCGTTGGTTTGTTCATCACCCTGAGTCGGCAGGCGCAACACCATCGGTTGCTGAGAAACACCATCTGAAAAATTAGGGAAACTGTCGTTTATGAATGGCATCAGATAAAGCGGTTATAAGCTTCATATAAATTGAATTCGCCACGGGTGTGATGGTCGAATATGGATCTCTTGGAGATAAGACCGTCAGCCTGCTTCAGTTCTGCACGGGCCATTGCCTCATCTATCTGGCTAAAACCGTATATTTCTTGTGCGCCTAAGTATCTGGAAACAAACACTCTAGCGGCACGGACTGCGATGTAACGCCTCGCATATTCTGGAAGAGAATTTTCTTGGTTGTCATCATCGTTGTAGTCCAGTTCTTCAACGAGATCCACTTTAACCTCAGTGTAATTAGCACCTATCTCATAGGTGTGCTTTTCATAATCGTAAAGCTTCAATCCTCTTTGAGTTAAAGGATAATCCCTGCTTACATCAACCGGCGTTACCTTCAACGTGTTGCTAGGAAGAGTCACCTTGTTGGAAATGGCATCGGGGGTAAGTGCGTATTTACGCCGGGTATTGAAATGCCAGCCTTCGGTCTGCACCTCACGGTTGATCCTGTTAAGTATCTTCTCAGCCGCTTCCGCATCTGCCAGACCAGAGGTTAGGCTATTTACAGGGGCTTCCCCAATCACGGACAACATAATATTGACCGCTTCCAACTTGGGGTTGGTTACAACTGTCGGCATATCAAAATATAGGAGAAGGGAACGGGGGCCGAATGACCCCCTAGAAAAACAAGATTAGGCTCTTGTCGTCTGGTTTGCACCATAATTGATCTGATAACATGACTCAGGACGGAGCCAGTTCGTTCCAAGAGCGAACTTAGCGACCATTAAATGTCCCTGTCTTCGGATGTCATACTCAGATTCTACCTTCAGTCCCATTAACTGGACTGTCCCGATAGCAGATTTATGAAATCCAACAGCAAGACACTTCCTGAAATCTCCAATATAACTATTGGAAGTTTGGATCATATTGGTGTCATGGGAGGTGACGTTTGCCAGAGTAGGTAAGTGATTAGACTTCAGGACGTTAATCCCTGCAATCTTCAATACTTCACCATCTGCAAATGAACCCGATCCACCCCAATCACGATTAATCGCCTTAGTACCTTCAACGATCTTGTAGTATTGGATTGGATCAAAGACCACATAACGATCATTGTCTGGGACATCATTTTGATCCATCATGCGGGCCATTGTCATAACATGGCTGGCGAGTGTGTCACCAACAATGTCATCAGTATCAGATGCTAATGCGATCTGATTAGCCGCAGATGGTTTCCCACCTGTGATCGTGGTTGTCTGTCCACCACCATTATGCACCTGAATCAGACAGTTCTTGTCGAACTTATTCGCAAGAGCTTGACCGAGTTGGTGGGCATAAGGCGCACGAACATCGTAATGATTAAGAGCCTCATCCAGATTGGAAATGAAGACATGGGAGATTAAGAGACCATCAATATGAACATTCCGTTCATTGTGCTTGATAGCCGCCCCGACAATCTCTGTCCCCGGCTCATGATAGCTCGCCGCACTCGTTCCCAAAACTGGAAATTGTGCCGACTTCCCTGAAGAAATCGTGCGGGTCATGTGAAGACCCTTCATCATGTTTATCTCATCAAAGGTTTGTAAGACCTCTCCTGAGAAGACCTTGAGCATCAAGGCCAAATACTCGCTTCCCGTATTATTAACGAGACCTAGACGAGATACAGTTGCATTAGCCATAAATAATCCTATGGTTTGTGATTAAAAAGACGGTTTAAAACGCCTTCCTTGGTCACTCGGCTACAATAGGATTATCCTCCGCAGAGGGTCAGACTGTGCTTATGTTTCTTTGGAAGTGGATTACCCCGGTAGGTTGGAAGCCATTGCCTTGCGCTCAACTGACTTACGGTAAGCGGGATCTTTGGCATAGCGAGGATCTTTCATCGCTTCTGACATTTGTTCCCAAGAACCGTAGCCGGTTGATGCCGAATTAGACTTCCCTTGAACTAAATTGGGTGCAGACCCATTTTCTTGTCTCCACAATGCCGCAAGGGAGCGAACTGCAAAACCAGTATTCTGATTCGGGTCATTCAGCATATTGTTATACACCTCAATATCCTCATTAGATAAGCTCTGCTCTGCCCAGTTCATCATCTGACTGAACTCTTTTTCGCCGCCTGCAATATCATGGGCTTGTTTCTGGGCTGTTTCAGCCAGCGACTGCTGACCTTTGATATATCCATCCACCATCTCCCTCGGAAGATCGCTTTCGGACAATTCTTTGTAACTCTCTGGGGAGAGATTACCATTTTCATTAAATTCTTTTTGGTACTTTGTGTAGTCCAAACCCTTCTCTGCCAATGCATCTGTTGCCTCCTTCTGATTCATCTCAGAAAACGGGGGGGCTTCAGGGGGGTCTGACTTTTGAGATCCTATTTTTGTCTCAAGCTCAGAATAGGCTTTCGCCATGTCTTCTGCACTCTGAAATTTTTCTGGCAACCATTCGGGTCTCTCAGGTTCTGCTATCTTTCCGTCTAAGCGTTCAGGCATCTGTTCTTCGCCCTCTGCCTTGGAGACCATTTCGTTTATATATTCCTGAGATTCAGGCTCTTGGGTCGGGGTGGTTTGTACTTCGGGCATATTAACTCAATTGGTTCGGTGATGGCATTCCCTGCATCCCCTGCATTGCTTGTTCGCCGCCAAATTGACCTCCGAACTGCTTAATAATTTCAGGTGATGCCGATTTTAGTAGCTCAAAGAACTGTTGCTGTTGCTGTGCCTGTTGAGCCGCTTCCTGTTCCTTCTGTTTCTGTTCCGGGGTCTTCACCATTCCCTTCATTTCTATCCCCCGTGCCGCACCAACACGCATGATGATCTCATTAAGATTCATTTCAGCCTGGATGCCTTCGGATTGTGAAAGGAGGTTGATGTCATTCAAAAACTCGGTCAGACGGTTCAGGTCGTCATTCCTGCCTAGTCCTTCTAGGCCGGTGACTATCTGGGGTTGAACTTGCTCGTCATTCAACGGGGGAAGTTCTCCCTTAGATGCTAATTTATCAAGTATGATCCTGACTAGAGGTAGCTGGAAACTGGTTGAGAGCAAGGAGAAGACTCCACCTAAAGACGATTCCAGTTCTTGAGCCATGTATCTTATTTCTTGTGCCGTAACACGCTCCGCATCTCTGCGTATTGCAGAGTTCAGCATGAAGGAATAGCTCAGACGTTCAGAGATTTTCTGAATTGTGATGTCTGCAATCTTGAAGTCGTTGAATTTCTCCATTTGCAAGACACTCACATCGTTGGCATTGCCTGGAATGATTCCACCATTGGGAACCTCGGCAAGATCCTGTTCTGATGTCATCCCATTTGGTGATACTAAGAATAAGACCTTAGATGCGGCGGCAGAACCTTCAACAATGGCCTTTGTAAGCTGTTCCAGACTTTTGAGGTCTCCGTAATACTGCTCTATGTGTCCTCTCCCATAGTCCTCACCGTCTATAAAATCGTATCTGAGTGGCAACCACGGCAGAGTTTTGTTGTCCGGGTAAAAGCCCTGAGATCCCGGTACTGTGTTACCTTCTATCTCTTGATGAACTGACCACCCCCCTTCTTTTTTGCGTTTAACACAAGTGTATAAATCAATCTCCCTGTCAGGGTCGTCAGGGACATTTGTATCATTTGGGACTAAGCCTTTCGCCGCCTCTGGCAACATCATTGGAGAGATGCCTTCCTTAATGATGATCTCAGTTACGTTGTTATTCGGGTCACGGTAAACAACATAACGATCTAAAGGATAAACCCTCATCCTACCCTTGTCCGGGTCAGGCCAGCACATGAGTACATTTCCTGAGACAATGAGATGCTTTAGTGCTTCAAAAGCCTGGACTCTGGTTGCAGAGTTTTCAATCTCACGCATCACAGCACGTTCCGCATTGCTCATTGACTCATCAATCGCACCCTTGGTCATCTCTTCCCCTAACTCCTGTCTTAGCTCAGAACTGAGTGTGAGCTTGAAGAAGGGGGCATTGGGTGGGAGCAGAGTAAGCAGTAACTTTGCAGATAGGTGGTTTACCCCTCTAGCTCCAAGGGATTGATAAGGTGTTGGGAACGATGTTGCACTGGTGGAACCTTCTTTTGGGAGCAGAGTTGGAATAGTAAGTTCACTGCACTTTCTGGCACGTTCTAAAAACGGTAGACGTTGGGCCGCACCCAATTCGTATAGGGCTTTAACTGGAGAATCTTCTTTATTCACGTTTGTATCCTATGTTAAGACCTGTAGACCCAACATGTTTAGGGTTCAATGCCAACCCTTTGCGTGGAGAAAGTGTAGGGCGTTTAACAAGTTTCCGTCTGGTGAATTCTGCCTGTGTATCAAGTGATGGGTTCCCAAATTCCTCTTCAGAAAACTCTGACTTCATCCTTGGATCTTCGGTGTCTGGAGGAGGGTTCCAATCGGGTTCTCCTTCTGGGTCTAAGGCATCAAGCACGGCTGGTATGATCGGCCCAGAAGAGTCTATTACGTTGACATTTCCAGTGTGAGGATCACCCGTGCCACCTCCCGGTTTCGGATTTTCTATAAAATCCTGAATATCCTCCATACCTTTATCTATATCTGACCCTTGATACATTTCGTGTAGATCCACTTTAGGCACCGTAGGCTTTAACTGTACACCGCCACCGCCGCCACCGCCACCACCGTAACAGATGGTTTTGGACTTCGGAAAGGATTCACAATCCCACGGTCTTGCTATGTTCATGCTGTTTTCTTCATAGGCAAATAAAAGAAATAACGTGTAATCGCACCCTCCCAATCTTCCTTGACTTTCTTGGCAAAGTAGTCGAGATCCGTGTATCCGCATATCCCGACACAATCGTTTTTGGATGCATAGTCTTTCAAACCTCTTTCACCTTCTTCATAGGCTTTGACCATATCTGCCGCATCGACATCACGAGTCCTAGTGGCACTAAACCATACAAGACTCTTGCGATCCGTAAACTCGCATTGCTGTAACTGCGTTAACACAACGTAGTTGATAGCATCTTCCTCCTCGACTACCCACAACTGCATCGAAGAGTTGAATGGGTTAGTGAGCTTTTTATATATCTGTCCCACTGCATTATCACTAGAACCTATAGTTGTTTCGGCCCCTATTGAAGCATTTAGTGCTTTAACAATAGCTCCTTGATATTCATCCCAATTATATTGGATCTCTTCTTTCTCCAGCAGTCTAAACATTTATGCAGTCGCCTTTGAATAACCCGTGCTATAGCCGTAACTTTGTTTTTGGTAGCCACCAGAAGGTTTGGGGGAAAGCGTGTCTCTACGTACCCTCTTCCTCAAGCCTAGTCCTCTGGCCTTCGTGTCGAGTTGTGGCCCACCGTCCATCCCTGCTAACAGTTCGTTGCGTGTATCAATCTCAGACTTTTCTTGTGACTCATCTGCTCTAGCCTGTTGTTGCCTTTGCCACGCTTCACGTTTTTTTTGATTAGTTTCGGCTATTTCCCTGTTTCTTTCTTGGTTTTGGTTTGCAGTATATGCCGCATAAAGTGATACCAATGCCATAGCCGTTGTTGACCAACTCATGTTAATCCTTTTGCATTTGTTCCAGTTTACGAACCACTGAAACCTGTCCGGCACGGAAGTAAATGTCTTTCATTTCCATGTCGATGGAGGGTGCTTGATCCGGGTACAATCGGTTCAATTCAGCCATTAAATGCTCCTGAATACCCCAATCTTTTCCGGGCAGATATATTTTTTTCTTCACGGTTTCAGTCTTCCTTTTGTAGTTACTCAGAGAGGGGAAATTGATCGGCATGATTAGTCGTATGTATTTGATTTTGTTCAAATGATATTTCGGCCCACCAATCGGGAACACTGAAGACAGGACACTGGTTCTCAGGGCTGAATCGGTTGTGTCCGACAACCTCTGCTTCAGGATAGATCCGCACTAGACACAGACAGGTGTATGCAAGCGAAGCCATTTGAGCGATTGTGTAGTCCGGGGCTTTAGGTTGGCGTTTCTTGTCTCCCCCTCCAATAAGGCAGACCCCCACGGATTGCTCATCAGCGTGTGGGCAGTGGTTGCCTATCGAATGAAGAGGTCTTCCTGTTTCTACCACTCCGTTGCGCCTAATGACAAAATGGTATCCTACATCAACGCAACCTTGTCTCATGTGCAGAGAACGCATGAAGTCTACGCCCTCGTCTTCTGCACCTTTCGTAAGTGAGCTATGTATGATTATGAAATTCGTTTCATCTCTTTTTGTCCACTGCGGGGAGTCCATCAAGTTCAGGTTTAATTCTTTCTCCTCTTGTAATTGCAACATTGGGATCTGCTTCGATTAGGATGTGGAACCGGCGTTGCCCCATCTTGCGAACTACTGCGAACCGGGCGACCTCCTGCCCCTCAGATGAGATGATGATTTCTTCATTCAGTTTACGCTCTAGGACTAAACCCATTATTTTTCCTCGTATGCTTTGTATTCTTTAAAAATATATTCCCCTGTTTTCTTGCCTGCTTCAACAAGAACGAACCTGAAGTGCGGATACATTTGAGCCGCCGCTTTGATCTTCACCATCGCTGATGTTCTGCGGAAACCCTTTGTTTCGTGAAACTCAAATCGGTCTGGGTAGGTCAGGAAAAAGTCAGGTGTCCAGTGTACGTTATCGCCTATCCGCAATTTGATGGCTTCGTACCTCGCATCTAATAAAACACCAGACTTAACATGGAGATCCAGAAGCTCGGCATAACGCTTCTCAAGTTTGCTTCTGAAGTTAGATTTCTGGAGTGGGATTGGTTTCATGAAAATAGATATTTAGATTTCAGGACTTGTTTCAGATCCAACTCACCTCGCCGTGGAACTGGGGGCAGGCTTGGCCCATACGATTCTAGTTGCTCCTTTAAATTATGCAGGAGATTGGGTTGGTGCAGTTGCACAAATTGGTATTTGAGAGTCTTCATGAGCTTCCCCGCATTGGCGGCATGAACTCCGAAGCAGTCATGGATCACCATCATGTCGCTCACCTTCTGGTCAGCACAATCGAGAACAGTGTGGGTCAGGTGTGATGCATCTAGAGAGTGGACAAAGTTCGGGGAAGATCCTTGAACTGCCCGGCGGGTTTGGATTTCGTCAGTCTCAGAAGGCATTCGGGTTGCGATGAAAGTACCGTCTAATTCGGTATAGACTCGCCTTGTCGTCACCTTGAGGTAGTTTTGAAGAACTCGGAACCCGCTTGGGCTTGCCCACGTTAGTGGTAATCCGTTGTAAGCATACTCCCGTGCGGCATCTCTGATCCAATCCATGACTTCGTTGGCACATCCCATGACCTTCTGGATCGCCCTGTCAATGTGGTCAGCTAAGTAGCCAGCTTCTTTCCAGCCGGTAGGCCGGGGGCCTGTTGCCTGCCAAGGATATTTCTTCCCTGAAGCAAGGCCATTCTCAACCATCTCGGAAACGTACTGGCGCATGGCAGTCTTAGTCCCGCCGTAAGGGATTATCATGATAGGGCGTTTGCAAATCTTTCTGTCCACTCCCCAATCCAACCAGCCTTTTGCGATTGAGTTTCCTAACTTCGCATCAACCTGCACCAGTTCATTCACTTCATC